AGTGTCTGAGATCAGAATTGGGCCATTCCCAATCAGGGAATTCCACTTTCCTTTGATCGGTCGTATTGTTTCGGAGCATGTCGAACGTGTCATTGACCATGCTGTTGCATGGGAAAATTGAAGTCATTGCTTTTCCTGTCGTTGTGCCTTGATTGGCTGTTGAATGTTAACTGATCTCTGAACTTTCTTGCAGACATTTTCTGTCCACTTCGTGCTGCGTGCACAGATACTGGATGACGGACTTGCGCACCAGCTGCGCAACTGTGACCATCTCCACATCTGCAGCGTGCTTCACGTGTTTCATCTCTTCAGCATTGAAGCAGATTGTGATTCTGCTGTTGCGTGGATTGTCGCTCTTTGGCCTTCCAGTCTGCTTTGCTTTCATCCTGCTCTCAATCTCAGCAGGACTGATGAACGGATCAATTGCATAGACCATCGCTGATCTTCCAGATCTTGTCTTGCGCTTCATCCCCGTTGCATAGATCACACCCTTTTTTTCAAGACCTCTGCGACGTGCAGAGACAGTCTGATGGGATCTCTTTGTCACGTTCTCCAGCTCATCATCTGTCCATCCCTCTGCACCTGATGCGATAAACATCACCAGAAGCTGTCTCTCTATGCTTGGAGCGTGCTGCACCATGGACTCTGCAGCTGCTTTGCTTGTTTCGCTTCCCTTGACATATGGAAGCACCTGTCTCTCTTCTATCGTCATGATTGTTCTCCTTCAGAACGGTTTTGTGGGTTCGATCAAGAATGTCTTGATCGCTTGAAGTTCTTCATCTTCGTCAAGTTCAATGGATTCACCAGAACAGACATCAATAGAACCCAAGATTGAAAAGTGCTCCTGCTGTCCTTCAGTGTGGAACGACTGTGGAACCTCTGGAGAATGTTCAATCTCCACTTCCACTTCAATGTGTCTGACCACTGTGATGGTTACGAAATCTTTTGTCTTCATTTGTTTTCTCATGATTGCTCCCACTCCAAAAGAAGTTCATCTTTTTGACGCTTTTGCACACCACGCAGTGCACCTCTTTTCCGTGGACCAAGCACGTGGACTTTGTCCGGCGAGCCCTGGACAGATTGTTCTGAACAAAAGAATGGTCCTGTGGTCCGCTGACGAATGTGCTGCACGTCCATGTGTGATTGATAGCCACTGGTGCCCACATATGGTGGGTCAACATAGACAACACCAGGACTGAACTCCACACTCTCCGCGCATTGATGCAACACCGTGCAACCATGCAGGGCGTCCAATGCTGCGTGCAGCCGATCAATGATCTTCTCTGGTGTGAAGATAGTCGGTCTTGGTTTTGTCTCTGGTGAGTTAGGACCGGGTTCCCAATACCCACGCGCACTGTATCCCCTGGACCGTCCTGCATCACCTCTGATCCAACTTTGTCCATCATGCCACACTGGTATGCTTCCATATGATGCAGCCTGTAGGATCAAAAAAGATTCCGGTGAATAGGTCTGTGCAACTTCATTCATGACCCATTCTCTGACCTGTCTTGGATCTTCTGGTCTGTCATGCAGAAGCATCCGTTCAATCAGATCTGTGTCCAGCTCACCAGTGACACCAGACTTCCAAAATTCACCCCATGGTCCAGAATCAATCATGATCAGATTGTTTGGTTGCAGTCCTGCTTCAATCAAAGACAATGACACTGCACCTGAACCAGCTCCAACATCATACACAGGTTCAGCAGAGCATGACAAAAGGTGATCAGCAATCTGTCTGGACCACCTGCGCTTCCCACCTTTGTATCCACAAACTGGAACCAATCTCTTTTTTGTATTGATTGACATCATGCACACTGCATCTTTCTGACGTCTTCCAAGCGTCCATCAATCACAGCACGATTGAATCCATACTGTTCACCAAGATCCAAGACCTCTGACTTCGTGATGCACCGATTCTGAATCATCTTGTGCAGTTGCGCATATCCCCACCACTTATCAGCTGGATCTGTATTGATGTGAATGAACATGTCACAGACACGTGGGATTGTCCGATTCTTGTACAACTCTGCACCACACCCTCTGCACGCAACAGCAGACCATCCAGCAAGTGCAACATGAGTCTCCTGCAAGCAGCAAGGACACACCACGTCCACCACATAGAATCGTGATCCTTGACTGCATGTGATTCGGGTCTTGTTGTGAAGTTCTGCGAACACACGCACAGGTTGCTGTGGTTGCGCATCTGCCAAGATTTCAAGATTCATGATGTTGCTCCTTTCTGTCTGTAGGTTTGTCCTACTCTCTGAACTATATATGTGTTTCAAACATACTGCAACCACTTTCTATTCAATATTGATCTGTATCAATTACTGAAAGAAAAGTGTTGACTTCACTTTCTCGCAGATATAAACTGATGGGGCGTTCCAAACCTACAGACACAAAAGGACACCCATGCTACCTGACAATGTGACCTTGATGTTGGGCGATTGCTTTGACATGCTTCCAACGCTGTCTGATCATTCAGTAGATTTCATTTTTGCTGACATGCCATATGGAACTTCTGGATGTAGGTGGGACACCGTCATCCCACTGGAACCGTTGTGGAAAGAGCTGGAGCGAATAATCACACCCACAGGAGTCATTGCACTGACTGCAACCCCACCATTCAGTGCTGTTGTGACATGCAGCAACCTCAAGATGTTCCGGTATCGTTGGGTGTGGGACAAGATTCAAGGTGGGAATTTCCAACTTGCAAAGCTTCAACCAATGAACAATGTGGAAGATGTTCTGATTTTTTCCCATGGCAGATCAGCGAATGGGGCAAAGATCAAAGCAGCATACATCCCACAGATGACGCCACACATGAAGCCTTCCAAAAGCGGAGGACCACCATCAGTCAGCAGATTGTTGAATCAGAATTCAATGGTTGCTCAAAAGTCTGTCCGCACTGAAAAATATCCAACTGCACTTTTGAGGTATCCGAAGCCCCACAGTTCCAAACGACTCCACCCGACTCAAAAGCCCACAGCCCTGATTGAATACCTCATAAACACATACACCACAAAGAACCAAACAGTCTTGGACTTCTGCATGGGTTCTGGAAGCACTGGCCTTGCTGCATTGAACACGGGGCGTGGTTTTGTGGGAATTGAAAAGGATGAAGAATACTTCTGGAAGAGTCATCAGAGAATACAGAATCGGAAGAATGAACTTCCATTCTGATCAATCCACCCGGTCCCTCTTGGGACCATTTACGACAGAGAGAGAAACAATGAAATTGTACAATCAAACCTATGACGGCAGCATTCACGAAAAAGATCACAGTCATGATCTGTTCATTGACCTTGCACAGCGAGTCTTGGACCGTGTCAGAATGCAGCTGCAGCGTCCCTGCGCTGCTCATGACATCGGAGCACAAAAAGACAAAGTGAAAGCACTGCAGACGCTTCAGAAGATAGTGATTGATTCCACGATTGCAGACATCAGTGCTTCAACTCATGAAGAAGAGATTCCACTTCTTGTGGACTTTCAGAAAATGGATTTTGGTGACTTCTGTGTTCTTGTGCATGGCGCTGCATCCAAGGAGGCCACCAATGGCTGATGACTCACCTCTGAGTGGTGTGGTGCGAGCATTGCACAGTAGCGTCCACCCCGATGATATCAGCGAGTGTGCATGGTGTGGTAAATCACATCCATACTATGAGATGATGATGAATCGTGGTGAATATGCTTGTTGGGAATGCGTTGACCGTCATGCAAAGCTGAATGCGAAATGGAAAGCAGAAAAGGATGCTGCTGCTGTTAGCGGCAACGAGCAGACGTAGCTTGACAGATAGCTGCTTGATTAGCCATCTGGATCTGTTGAATCTCTATGGTCTTTTCAAGCAGCTTCTCCATCTTCTCCAATCGGTCTTGGACCTGTTGAACCTTGACTTCAAGAACGTCCTGCTCTGAAAGTCGAGACTCTATGGATTCCACTTTGACTTCCAGCGCTTCTGAATCATTAGCAACTGCTTCAAGCGTAAACCATCCACCACCTGCAACAAAGACCAAAGAGATCAAAGGTGCAACCCAATGACTCCATTCAATTGCATTGTTGTTCATTCTGCACCTCTGGTTGAATCATACGTCAGAACAAGTGTTCCAACAAGCAACGTGGTGGTGACAGCCACAAACCAAGGCTGTCTGTGTAGACTGTTATGCTGCTGCGCTTGCTGTCGCCAATAGTTCACATCATGCTGCAGTCTTTCTGTGTCCACTTGATACAACTCTTCCAACGTCTTTGCGTGCTGCTCAATCTGCAACAGGTGTGCATATGATGAAAGCGGTTCACAGATAGAAGAGCACACAGCAAGACCAGACTCCCCTGAAAGGAGATTGGGAAGCTTCTGACCAGCTCGAACCGGAACAGATTCTGGACACTCACTGTGTGCAGGATCTGGTGCATCTGGCCACTGTGGAAGGACTGCAGGTGATGCAGCAGCAGCCAGTGATAGCACCAGAAGATTCATCATGATCAGCGTCTTTTGTTTCCAAGCTGCGCAAGTCTCCCTGCAGCATCGTCAGACTCCAAGGCAGAATCAATCTGATCTTGATTGTCTTGCCCATGATTGATCACGATGTTTCTAACCTCTGAAGCGGGTTGTGATGGTGTCAGTGTCTTCTGCTTTGATCCTTGCAGCTTTTTCCATACAAAGCCAGCAAAAGCAATCACACCTGCAGCACCTATCACTGCAAGTGCGTCAATGATTGCTCCAAGCATGTCAACCATCTGATGAGGTATCTGCACCTTCTGCAGCCTTCCCATCCACATATCCTTGCCCGAATATGTACGAAACAATGACAGCTGCAGACAGTTGCAAAGCTTCACCAAGTTCAATCTCTTGTCCAAGGTATGCAAGGACAGGTGGAAGCAGTGCACCACAGAATGCAGCGATGAATTTTCGACTCTTGAATTTCTCAAGCATAGGTTCTCCTATTTTTCAATCAGGGTGTATGTGAACCGATCACCATATGTGTCAGCTGATCTCCTCACGATAGACAAAAAGACTTCCCAGTCATTCAGATTGGACAGGACCGTGCAACCAGCTGACCAGCGATTCACGTTTTCAGAACCACTCTCTCCACTGTGGTGGATGTTCACACCATACAGACCTTCAGTGATCGTCTTTGGGTCCATGTCCAGGATCTCATCCCTGTTGCGGTCCCTGAACACTTTGACTGGTTTCACCTGAACCAATGCTGGATACCTCTTTCTGTGCATCCCAATCTTGTATGCTCCGCGATATTGACCGGGACACATGATTGCAGTTCCTGCAGATCTCATTGGATTGTGCAACCAATACAGACCTGGATCTGTGGTGCATTGGAAGCTGATGTCAACCCATTGACCACAATCATCCTTGAATACACAGTGAAGATGATCATCAAAGAGATTGGATTGAAGTGTGGGCGTTCTGACACCAATCAAATTCAGATTCCACGCACCACGCTCAAAGATTGCATGTCCACGCTTCTTGACCTCTTGCAATACTTCTGGAAGCATGAATCACCTCAAAGTGGAAGCAGAACATCACAAGTGACACCCATCAGGTGGTGTGCTGTTCCATTTGCTTGGGTGAATCCGTCCACAATCTGGTTCCACGTCGCAGCTGCATTGGTCGATTCCCAAACATCCCCATCCTTGCAAGCGAGCAACCATGTGCTTCCATCCGTCGCCATGTCGTAGGCCGTGTCACCACTCATGGACATGTCCGCTTGGGACACATTGGTCATGCTCTTTCCATTCACATCAAAATACACAACCCGATCATCCAGTTCTGAAATCGCAGCAACGCGACCAGCAGCAGAAGCCATGATCATCCTTTTCTCTTGTGAATCTGGATGTGCAATTGAGCCAGTCCAATTGTCTCCAGAATCTCCAACCGAAAGTTCATCAGACCAGTCTGTGATGTCCGACGCTGCGCAAGATCTAAACCGTGGCTGACTTCCCCTGCTGTAGCAGATCACCCAACTATTATTTGTGTAGGTGATGCCCTGCATCGTTCCCGGACTTTCATTGTTGCTCCAGTTTGGAACGCTGACAGTGAAGGATGCACCATCATTGTTGCTGTAGTATATGCGGTCTCCTTGACCGAACATCCAATTACCTTGTCCGTCTGATGCAATTCCTTTGATGTCGTTGGCAGTCCCTCCACTGTGTCCGGTCAATCCAGAGAGATCAATAGCAGACCAATTCTGTCCACCGTCTATGCTTCGATAGATTTGTTCATTGTCCTGTTCACCAACAGCCATCCATGTCCCTGCAGCTGAACCGTCTGACCTTGCACCCCACATGATCTGCCAGAGAGAATCATTGGTCAGATTCACATCAGTCCAATCAGACACAGATGTCACATCACTTCCAGAGATTTGAATTTCTCTGGTAGATCCTGCGCTTGCAAACATGTAGATCCCATTTCCATTGTTGTCCTTGCCAAAGCCAGCATCAAATCTTTGTGGGGTCGCAGTGCTTGCTGTGTTGTCATAGCTGGTCCAGCTCGTCCGATCGGAATTAGAAGCGTGCATGCAATGCCCACCAGCTGCAGCAATCACCCAACGTGTTGCTCCAGATGCAGATGGACACGAGACACCATCAATCTTGTCCACACTGGCATATGCAACACCATCAATCTTCTCGATGCTACCAGCGGCGACGGTGTTCATCTTTTCCAGATTAGGCATCAGGCTATCTCAACAATGTTGAAGGATGGCGCAAAATAAACCATATCTGCTGTGACACTGAACCCCAGCACCTGAACAAGATCACCATCATCAGAAGGTGCTGTGCTTGTTGGTGGTCCCTCTGCTTCTGGTCCATATATTGGTTCACCAATTGTGAAGCTTGGGAATGATGCAGCATCTCTGCAGAATCCCTGCATCAGAAAGACTCCATCGGCATTTGCACTGATGTCTTCACCAGCCATCGCAACAATCATCTTCTTGTGCTGTCCCGTTGCGTGGTTTGCTTTCATCATCTTATTGTTGCCAGAATCGAAGAAGCACACATCACCGCGATTCATCGATTCACCAGCGGAAAAGATTGCTGTGATTCCAGATATGTTTTCATCAGCAAGCGTGCTTTGATTGATCTCCAAAGTGTTTGCAACGATGGTGCTGCTCATCTGAAAATCAAGAGTCCCATCACCGTCCTCATATGTGACAGAGATCCCCTGCTCCGTGTTACTGCTAACCATTGCACCAACAGTGTCTTGAATGACCTCTGTCAGTGCTACACCGTCCACAGTGATAGCGTCAGCTTCCAGCGTTCCATCAATGTCAGCATCACCACTGATGTCCAAGGCAGTGCAAGAGAGTGTTCCATTGGAAGAATTGAATGTGAGATTGGTTCCACTTTTGGGTGATAGATCACCAGTGGCTGCTGTTGCAAATAGAACATTGCAGCTGGTGTCTGATGACTCATCGGATACCGTGACAGCACTGGCAACTGCTGCTGTGCCAGAGTATCCAGATGAAGTGATCGTTCCCAATGAGCTTCCCGCATCAGCAAAAGTGATGGTCCCACCGTCCGCGTCAAGTGTGATACCACCAGAAGAATCCAGTGTGACAGTGGTTCCAGCAAGCGTTGCAGTCCCATCTGCTGTGATTCCAATATTCGCTGCATCTCCAGTGGCGTCAGTGGTGGCAATATCCAGTGTGCCATTGGTTCCCGCTGTGAATGTCGCAGTGTCTCCACTGGACCCTGTCATGGTGATGATTTTGCCATCAATCAAAATGTCATCCACTGTGACTTGACCAATTGCAGCTGTCACCCCATCAATTGCACCAGTGCAGTCCACGCCACTGCATGAAACAGTTGCACCAGTGATGTCACCTGATGCAACTTCGGAGACAGTCAACTTTCCAGTGGATGAATTGAATGTCAGATTGCTTCCCGTTTTCACAGGCAGTGTTCCAGATGCAGCTGTTGCAAATAGTGGAAAGCATGTTGTATCGCTTGACTCGTCAGCAACCACCACGTTGGTGCTGTTGGTTGCGTTGGTCGCGTTGGTTGCGTTGGTCGCGTTGGTTGCGTTGGTTGCGTTAGTGACTGTCACACCAGCGATGACTGTATTCAATGCAGTTCCACCCACTGTGACGGTTGCCGCTTCCATGTTCCCATCAAAAGACGCATTCCCGCTGCTCGTAAATGAGACCGCTTGCACTTGACCGCTTGCAGTGATGCCCGTTGTGGTGATGGCAGCTGTCTTGAGCGCTGCGTCTGTCAACGTTAGGTCTCCACTGCTCGCGCCTGTTGCTGACGTGGTGCACACGTGCCAAGAGTCTGCACTTTCATCCCAAATGAGTCCAGCATTCGCGTCACTTCCACGCTCCACAATGATTCCAGCATCACCAGAAGCGCTTCCAGTCCGACCATTTCCAAGTTCAATCAGTTGGTCTTTGACCACCGTGTTGGTGGTCTGAACAGAAGTGGTGGTTCCACTTACAGTCAGATTGCCGCTGATTGTTTGATCACCTGTGAGTGCAAGCGTAGAACCATCGAAAGTCAAATTAGATTCAGCTTCCAGCTCTTGTTGCTCATCTGCAACAGATCCAACTGTCAACACCCTGTTTTCAACTGCATTGTTGACTGCAGTCACTGCTTGTTCTGCTGTGCCCTTCATCGTGTTGTCTTCCCTTCAACCAGCACAGAAACAAACTGACCCACACGTCCAGTAATGTTTGCAATGTA